AAGAAGTTATCTAAATCGTAATGCTTTTTGATTTCCTTAATTAAATTATACTTTTCTTTGTCTAGCTTTACTCTATCAAGCTTTTTTGACTGCTCTACAATAGTAGTAATCAGGATTTCTGCTTTAGTTTCGTTGAGTTTTGGTGCGTTTAACACGGTATTATAAAGATTATACTCTTTTGCTAACTCCGTATCTGTAAAGAACTTCTTAAAAATTCTTATCGCTTTGGATTCTGTATTTGACATTAAGTCAGACGTTGCTTGTCTAACTAATAATTCAAATAAAATACCCGTGTTTTTGTATTTGCTATGTTTAATCATTGCTTTTTAGCTTACTAATAAATATCAATGGGTTATACTTAATCTAAATCTGGTTTGATAAGGTCTTCGTTAAGAAGTTGGCTCGGTTCTTGATATAGATTGACTCTTTTTTTCTTAAAAGACTCTAATGCACTCTTATTTTGAAGATAAGCAGCAGTAGTTCGAGTATAGTCCTCTTTTAATGCTAATGGACTACCACCATGAAATTTATTTTTTAAGCTATTTCCAGATTCTCCTGTTTTTGGCTTAGATTTCATATCGTAAACACCTAATCTGTCTCTTCCTAATGGATCTTCTGCTGTATTAATTAAAGATACCTTACTTTCAGGTCTACCTGGAAGCTTGGTAGGTTCGTTTGGATTCTTTTCGTTATATCCTTGAGGAACGTTTTCGCTAGAAAGAGGTGCTGTACCGTATCCGCCATACATTGAGGCAATTTGATGCGGTGTACCGTATGCTGCTCCTGATTCTGCCGGATCATTACCCTCTTCTGCAATTTGGTTTATTCTAAACTGACGTTTTTTATCTTCTACTATTAAATCACGGTACTCATCAAACTCTTCTTCAGAGAAGTGGAATAATTTATCGTATATCCAGTCTGTAGGTAAGAAATTCGCTTCCATCATCTGTGCAGCTAAGTCCATTTTCTCTTTCATAAGAGCAATTCTCTCTTGTTCGTAGATAATTGAAGGAGTAGTAAGTACTAAATCGAAATTAGTTAAAGATTCATCGTCATATCCATGTGCATATAGGTGAACTAAAGCTATTTTAGTCAATTCACTAAGAACAATACGCTGTATTCTCTCAATAGTACGTGCAAATCTAATATCTTCAGCTGCAAGTGTTGCTTTACCTGTCAAATCCTTTTCATATCCTAAGAAAGCCTTAGGGATTTTCAATGCAGCAAATAGTTTGTTAAGAAGGTAGTTAACGTCTTCAATACCGTTGTATTCCAAAGGCGGAGCGTTTTCTATCCTAGTAGATTGGTCATTACCTCTTACTGGAATGAAGAAATCTTCAAGCATATTCTGAACGTTATAGTTCAAGTTATATTGACCTGTTTTTGGATCAGTAAGAGGGGTTTTCTTCATCTTAGAGATCATTCTTTGCATGTAATTCTCTACTTCGTTAGGAGGAATTGCACCAACGTTAACATAAAAGATTCTTCTTTGAGGTGCACGTGTCAATCTATGTACCATCATCGCATCTTCCATCAATACGTACTGCTTGTATAATTTACGTCCTGGTTCTAAGTAAGAACGGCCATAAGGTAGGTAATTAATATCACCAATAAGTCTTAAGTGCGCCATTTCGTAGTTATAGAATGTAATACCTAGGTCTGTATTCTGATACGAGGTAGAATATCCTGCTGTAGCACCTAACGCCGCTGTAGGATCGTACTTAAAGATAACTTCTGATGGATTGGTCGGGTTAGTGCCTTCAAGTCTTACAATGTTGTAAGCCGAAAATGGAATTACATTATAAACACCGTATTTTTCCGCTACTTCTAACTTAAGGAAAAAATCACCATACTTACACATGTTTCGAATCCAGAACCAGAGATTGAACTCAATGTTGAGCACGTCGTAAAAAAGGCTGTAAAGTATCTTTTGAATATTTTCATCTGCTGATCTAATTTGTATAACATCTCCTTGTGCGTTTTTAAGTGTACATTCATCTGCAATAATATCTAATGCTGAAGCTACGATTGGATCTGTGTCCATGGCTTCATAATCGGCATAAATCTGAACACGAGCTGATTGGTAGTTCTGTGCTAAATTTAAATTAACTCCATAAGACGTAGAAGTCGTATAAATACGATTAAAACGATCAACAAGTGCATTGGTTTGTAATACGCCATCTACTTGAATATTGTCTACATCTACTGTTCTTAACTCTCCACCGTCGTTTCTAATGATAACATCAGTAGAGAACAACCTTTTGAGGGTTGAAAATAAATTCCTTTGCGGTTGTTGTTTCTGTTCTTCTGCCATATCTAATAAATATCTTTGTTATAATAGCCAAGTAATATCATCGTAGCTATTCCCTGCAGGCATTTGCCATGGATTATCTTGACTATAGTGATTTGCGGGGGTATAGACTTGAAATTCACTATCTCCTCCTGTTTTACTGTATCCATTCAAACTAGCATAAGTTAAATCTAAAGCTGTTTGTCTAAATCTAATAGCTGTATCGCGTAAAAACAACCCGATAAAGAAAGCCATTGTTAAATCGTCATTATACCCTTGTAAGGCTTGTGCTCTTGCATCAGCATTCTCTCTACCTTTCCATATAAACACTCTTAATTCATCTAAAAGCCTCTGTGATCTTATGACTACAGTCTTTTCTTCGATGAAAGACCTTGCTTTGTTAATTAATAAAGGTCTAGTTCTAGAGTTTGTACCAAATCCAGGTACCATTCCGTCTCCTTTATCGTATTTTGCAACATAGAGATCGATTTGAGTACCCACAAGTTCTGATTTAGGCGAGTAGTATAGGTTTGAATAACCCATCTCTTGTATGGTAGTTACTACGTCCCATCCAATACTTGCATTCTCTACTACAAGTAACGCATTATTCCATTCAATAGCTTTAGAGACTAGCTTGCGTGCAAAGTCTTTTGTAGATAGTTGATCTTTAAATTCAGCAACCTGTATGAGAGTTTCTACCTCTATTACATGAAAGACAGAAAAGTCTTGTCCGTCACCTCTCGCTACGTCGGCAACAACCATGTAAGTCTTCATACTATCTGGATAGTCCCATACCCAGTACGCTTGACCAATGTCTGATCTTTCTTTTGGCTCTCTTACTGTATTAAGTTGATACCAGTTTAAAGTATCTGGTTCAATAACCGTATTACCTGAAGTACTAAAGTCGCAATCACACTCCTGTGCTGCTGCTCTCGTACCTAAGTCTTTAGTTTGTTGATCTCGCCAGTCTTGAGTTCGTTCTGGATGAACAGTCCATGGTAAGCTAATCGGCAGAAAGTTATTTTCATCATTTTGTGCTCTAACAAACTCTCTATGAAACCAATTACCAACACCGTTAGGTGTAGATAGGGCGATACAGCGACCTCCGGTTGCTAAAGTCTGTTGAGCAGCAGTAAAAATGTCTTCAATTCTGTCAATAAACGCAGCCTCATCTATTACAAGGAGCGATACCGCCTCTGAACGTGCAGAGTCTGTAGCTGCTGATACGGCTTTAATTTGAGAACCGTTTTTAAGTCTTAGTGAAAGTCTATTATGTTCAAGTACTGGAAGTTGCATCCATTGAGGAAGGTTATCGTAGGCAAACCTTACCTTAGTAACCATATTCTTAGCAGTAGCTTGGGTAGTTGCAAGTACAAGAATGTTTTTATCTTGTTCAAATAACATCATCCACAGTGAGAAAGCAGAAGTTAAAGTAGAAATACCTAACTGTCTTGATTTATTAATTATCGAATAATCATTTCTTTGTAGTAATCGTAAGACTTTCTCCTGAAAAGGATATAAGTTAAAGGTCATTCTACCCCTAGTAGGGTGCTGAATGGTATAATACTTCTTCATGAAGTACACAGGGTCTCGCTTACATTTTATAAGCTCTTGCTTTATAGCATCACTTATATTAACTTTAGACATTGTTTGTTGTTTATAACCAACTAGATTGCCTCTTCTTCGCTATCGTCATCCATTGTGACATTCATAGCTTGATCTAAATCAGCTCTTAGTTTTTTAATTTGATTAGGTATGTGCCCGATTTCTTTTTTATATTGCTCGATACCAATAACATTACCTTTTAATTGCATAAGTAACCTATCTTTCTGAGCTTCTAGATCTTGTAATTGAGCTTGTTTTTTATGTATACCTGTTAAAGAAGCATCACCTTGTTTAACATCTTTTGCAGTTGGCTCTTCTTCGTAGTTTCCATCGTATGAACTTGCGGTAGACCAATCTTCTTGGTCCTTCTCTTCACTTCCGTCGTCAAACATTTCCTCATCGTCTCCAACTGGCATAGTTAAGCCTGTATTATCGTCTTCTCTCATTTGAGATTGACCTGTTAACTTGTTCTCAGATAAGAACTTTTGAATATTAAATACCATATCGCTATTTTTTAATAAATAGTTTAATACTCAGGACCAAAAGCCATTGCCTCTGCAATAGGTATAGCTTTTTGCTGATTTACTAAAGACTTCCACTCGTTTTTTGAGTATTTAATACCAAATAGGTAATATTCTGATGTTTTATTTTCAGATTCTGAGTAGATCATAGCAGGACCTGTCGTAGAATGCATTTTGTTGGTCTGTCCTGTTGTCTCTAAGTAAGAAAGTTCTTTGCCGCAAACAGTCTTAATGGTTTTAATAGTAGTGTGTGTTCTCATATTGTTCTATTTCTTAGAATATACGTAAAATATTTCAAACTTCCAAAAAGAAACCCAGCTTTTTTAAGGCCAGGTCGGTCAAAGGATACTATCCTAAGAGGGGTTATTTTAAGATTCAGTTTCGTTTTCTTCAGCTTCTGCTGGCGGCGTTTCTTCGGGAGCTGATTCGGGTGTACCTTCCCCAGCTACTTTTTCTTCGCCTTCAGCGCCTTTCGTTTCGATTGGATTTCCTAACTGAAGAAGTCTAGCTACTGAGTTTGTAGCTCTTTCTCTTTCGCCTACTGTTTGTAAGTAAAATTTCTTTCCTGCTACTGTTGCTTCATAAGCTTTACCTAAAAACGTTAGCATAAAGTATTGGCCGTTATGTAGTACGATTTTAAAAGTAGTTGGCTTAGGTGCAGTTATATAAATACCTGTAATATAGTCTTTAAATGCAGGAGTCATTAACATCTCTAATGTCTTTTTTAAAGTTGGATACTTCTGCAGTAAAAAATTAATAGGATCGTCTTCAAAAGATTGAACGTTTGGTTCCATTCTTTCAACCTCTTTAAG